ACCGCCTGTTTCGAGTAAACCTCAAAGGGGTACGGGGCGGCGCGTTCAAAGCGGGCATCGAACGGCGCAAATTCCACAACTATAAAAGCGTTCGGGTCGGTCTTGTTGATTTCGAGCCAGCGCGTTTGAACGTAATTGTCAAGGCTTCTAATGCCCCAAAATATGTCCAATCTGTTTTGCAGGGCTGCCGTTTTTTCGGAAAGGTCGGCTCTTTTATCCTCTGCTGAATGCTCCAGAACCCGGCGAAGTGGGGCGCGGGGTACTTTGTAGAAAACGTCCATCAGGTTATGCACTACGGACGTTACGATGTGTTCGGTAAGTGCTTTGCGCTGCGAAAAAGCGTCGTCGTCTTCACGTTTGACGTATTGTTTTAACAGGTCGTCGAGGCCGTCGCCGGTTGCGAGTTTGCGGTATAGGTCGGCGAGGTAAACGGTACGCTCGTACCATGTGTGCCGATAGTCTTTAATAACCACCTGCAAAAGACGCTCTAATGCTTGCTCGCGTGTTGTCAAAGTGTTTGCTTATATGCTTAAAAACCGCTCAAAATCGTTGGCGGCTATGGTTGTGCAAAAATAGTCAAGCGAATCGCTGCAATGCCCGTATTTCTCGAAAGTCTGCCCCGTCACGTCGTCCTTTGCCTTTTCTTTCCACTTTAAACCGTTCTGGTCTTGCTTCAAATAGGTGAGGTCAACGATGCTCTCTTTGCAGTTCTCACCTATCAAAATCCGGTACGCCGTTTTCCCGTCGAACATATTGTTTATGAAGTCTCTGCGCTTCAAAACGGGCGGGTTTCTCCGTTGCGTCCTATCGCTCGCGTTGTTCATCCACCTGCGCAAAACCCGCGTAACGATTTCATAGTCTGTCACGTTCGCCCGCGTGTCCGATTTATGCCCCGATGCGTCGCCGTAGAAAAACACGCTTTCCATTTTCGCTCCCCACTTCGCCGCTATCGCCTCGCAAAGCCTTTCCGTCGTGTTGTTCGGGTTTGTAAGACAAAATTCGTCAAACTGCCTCAACTCCGTTTTGTCCCCTACATTCTCTACCTGCCAAAGACAAGCCGTAATGTACGGCACAACGTTTTGGTCAAAGGTTATGTGGACGGGCAATCCCGGTTTAAACTCTACTTTTCCGATGTGCCGCGCCGCGCTGAAACCTGAATAAAACTCCCCACCCGTGCGGCTGAAAGGGTTTGCGTAAATCAATGCCTTCGCCCTTTCCTCCGAATTGTTGTCGAGCATCCCTTGAATGTACCCGCCCGGCAAATTGTGTTCGTTGTGCCAAGTGCTGCTTATTGCCGCACACTTGTCTTTAAACTGCTTTTGGAAAAAGCCCGTTTTCGAGTAGATGCGCGATTCGATTTCAGCCCGGTATGTGTCAAGTTCAAACCATTCGTTCAGCCATTGCACTTTTGCAGGGCTTGTCAGGATGTAGAGCGGCGTGTGCGCGTCCCTGCCTTCCGTCTCAACAAGCCTCCCGTTTTCAAAACCCATCGCTGACTGCCTCAAGCCCCTCAAAATGACCTCCTTAACGTCTTGCTCCCGCGTGTCCTTTGTTTCGTCCAGTATCGCCCACGCGAACTGCTTTCCGTCGTGCGCCTTCGCGTTGTCCAAACTGCCAACAAAAATGACCGCGCCGTTGGGGAAACTGATAACACCTGAATAACTGTCGAAGTTATGCCCTTCCGTTTTCCATCCCTCCAAAGGCTGCTTTCCGACAATGTAGTTTACCCCTTCCTTCATCCCGAAATAGTTTTCCCAAACCTCCCTTACCCGTAGCATCGTGGCAAGGTTAAGTTGCCCGTATGTATTCGCGCCGATGAATCCCTTTGCCTTTGGGAAATTCGTGGCGTAAAATGCCGAAATGATGCCCGCCAAGTGCGTTTTTCCAGAGCCAACGCCGCCCAAAAAAAGGTTTATCTTTTTGCCCGACGTGCAAATGTACCGTTGCGGCTCGGACAGCCTTAGCCCCACGTCTCCCATTTTTTAGCATAATGTTTGCCGTCACAAAAAAACACTTAATTTTGCAACCAGCACAAAAAAAGTGCCGATATTTTTATGGCTTTGATTCAGTTGCCCTTAGAAACCAATTCTTTCGAGGGGAAAAGCGGGAAAAAATACATCGTGCAGCCCGACGTTTCGGTTTACCGTTTCCAGAAGTTCGAGCAACTTCAAATTGAGGCGCAACTTCTGATGTCCGTTTCCGGCTTTCACCAAGAAGTGCGGAAGATAAGGGAACTCATGGAAAAGCCGCAATTTGCCAGCGCGTCGAGCGCGGTCGTGAACCTCGAAAACGGCACGGCACGGGCAATGCGGGGCGACCCTTCGCCGCTTCTTTACATCGCAACGCTTTTCATTTGCACCGACGACGAACCGCAAGACGCATGGAGCGAGGCCGCCGCAATGGAGAAAATAACTGATTGGGGGCAGTACGCCGCCTCTTTTTTTTTGACATTGGCAGCGCGTTTCACGGCTCGCTATATTCAAGACTTCAATTCAGATTCCCTGAATACTTTGCTCCAAAAGGCGACCGAGAAAAGCCCCGAAGAGGCGATGCCGACGAAGGCGAAGAAGAAATAAAGCCGCACTTTGTGGCCGTTTCTGAAAACGAGGAAAGTTGGACGCACTTGAAAATGGCCGTTGCTTCGCCCTCCCTGCCGTTCGATTCTATTAACCGCCTCAGCGTGTTTGAGTTTTTCAGCATATTAAGGCAAAGACACTCGCAAAATGAATCCAAAAAATAAACTTTTCATCTTTGAAGGTGACGGCATTTATTTAGGATGCACGGTTATTGCCCGCGCTCCGAACAAAAAACAAGCCGCAGAAGCAATAAAAAAGCAACTCGAAACACACCACCTTTTTATCAAAAATTCAGATTTCGAGCAACGAACGAAACAAATACCCCAAAACCAAGATATTGTTTACTTTGACAACGGTGACTACTAATGATAGAAACAGCCGCTAACCTCATGGCCGAACGCTTGCGGGAACTTTCGTTTCTCGAAACCGTGTGCGGCCTTGCCGTGCCTCAAAAGTTCAACGACGGCGGAACGGTGAAAACCTTGCCAGCGTGTGACCCGTTGACCGGAAAAGAAAGGGTATGGCTCGTTCCAGAGAGCGAAAAAAGCAGCATCGCCTATTTTGAAATGATTTCAAATCGTTCGAGCGATATGCTGTCAGCCGACAGGGGCTGGATTTACGACGCTGTTTTGCGCGTCGTCGTTTGGCTGAACAACGACCGCCTTTCGCCTCAATACTCTACCCCGTCGGCGATGTCGGCTGTTTTGTCTAAGTTGCAAGGCAGGTATTCAGATTTCCCGCCCGTTCACAATCTGCGGGTTTGGGCGCAAAGCGAGCCGATACGGTCGGTTGATGCTGTTTTCGGGAAATGGACTTACGACGAATCGGAACTGCAATACCTCATGCCGCCCTACGCTTATTTTGCCTTTGACTTTCAGATTTCCTACGTTGTTCAGGCGTTTTGCCCGATGCCTGTGGCGGTTAAAGAGCCGTGTTGTTAGAACCTGCCCTTACGAATTAAATAAATATTTTGATTCAATGTGAGGTTTTTAGAACCCTGCCCCGAACGATAGTCATTAACAGCGTGGTTGAAAAGCGTTAGTTTCGTTTCGGTATCTGTCATAAAATCGGAGTAGATGCTTTCGCCTAAGTCCTTTGCGGAAAATTTCATACCGTCAAATTCAAATTGGTGTTCATAAAGCGCCTTAAAATCCTTCTCTCTTGTTTTTGACGTTTCGGCTATCTTTAACAGACACTTCCAAAGAAAGTCTTCGCAGCACTCATTGAAAATTGCCTGTTTTGACGCTTTATCCAAAAGGCCGTCAAAGTGATGCGTGACCGATACTCCCACACCCTCAAAGGAAAATGTTGCCGAAACCGATAGTTTTATTTTGCTCATGCTAACAACTTTGGATTTTCAACTCTCCCTCCAAATCGCCGTTTTCGCGGCGGTGTTCTCTGAAATACTGATTCGAGAGGGGAATTTGTTTGAAAGATACGGCTTTTGGTTGGACAAATTGCCAACCTTTTGGGCAAAGCCGCTTGGTTATTGTGCGGCCTGTTTTGCCGGGCAAATAGGGTTTTGGAGTTTTCTTGTTTTGGAGTTTGAGTTTGGTTTAGAATTTGCCGCCCGCCTCGTTTCCTTTTCCTCGCTTTCTATTCTTTCGGCTTTTCTGCTTTCTGCTCTGATTCGGGCGGCGCGTCGTCAGTAGGCGGGCGGAATGAGATTTCGATTTTGGGGAGGAGTTTCTCAACGTCCTTTTGCAGCCCTAAATCTATGTTTGTCGGCACTTTCCCCAGCGTCCTGTCCAAATACATTTCCAACAATTTCGGGTCTGCCTTGCTCACCTTTGAAGCCCACGCTTGCGCCGCCGCTTCGACCGTCGGGGTTTTAAAGCGAACCTTTGCCTTTTTGCCCGTCGGCTTATCGTCTTCGTCCAACAGTTCCGCCTCGACGACCGCCCAACCTTCGCCCTCCATGAGTTTACGGACGGCCTCCACGATATTGACCTGCGGCTGCTTCCGGTTTTCCGGCTGCCGTTCGGCGCTGAATTGCGTAGCCTTGCTTATTTCGCCTCCTTTTAAGTTGTCACCTTTCGGCATTTTCACCGTATTTTCACCGTATTTAGAGCGTTCAGGTCGGCATCGAACCGCCCTCTCCCGACTGGTTGCCGGGCGCATCGCCAATGATGCTTTGAACGCTTTTGTTTCGCCTTTCGGCCAATGTGATTTTTTCGCCCCGGTACATTCCCGCGCCGATTTTGTCTATTTCTGAAAATGGGATGATGCGGCAGTTTGGTTTGCAGGTTTTGTCGAGAAGGTAGATGTAGCGGAATTGATAGCCTTTTAACACCTCGCCGCCGACAGCCGAAACATATTTTTTAAAATCGTATTTCCCGCCAGTCAATTCATAATAAGTTCGCCCTGAAAGTTCAGGTCTCTTTTGGGTTGGATTTGATTCGAGTGTCATTTTGTGCATTACTCCAAACTTCGAGGCGCAGGTGTTTGAGTTTTCAACAATGCCAGTTAACATAAAGCCAGCCGCCCGATAAATTGCTCCGTCCCCGCACTGCGTTCCATCGGAAAAAGAAAGAATCCATTTGACGTGGGGGGCGTTTTTGCGAATGAGGCGGAAAGAGATGGCGAGGCATCGGGATTCTGAATTTTTTGGCAAATGCTCGTCGAAGGCCATGCGGTTTAGTTCGAGCATTTCGTTCCAAAGTGTGCCTGTGACGAGTGGCAAAACCTTGCGTTTGTCCAACGGTGAACCATACTGCATTACACCGTGCAAATTGCCGTCGAGAAATGCGCCAAAATGCAAGGTGCTGTTTTGAACAACTTTCCCCGAATAATGCCATTTTTTTACAAAGGCATTTGCTGCATCACGCGGTATCACCTTCAAAATGATGTCTTTAGCCCTTCCCATTTTTGAACTATTAGATACAAGGCGTTTCCGTTGCTGTTTTCATTCCCAAAGGTTTCGGCATATTTGAAATCTTCGGTTTGTTTCATGTCGGCAATTTTCTCCTGAATGATGCGCACCTGTTCATCGGCAAGGCTGAACGTCATTTGCTGGAATGGGGAACGGTCGCCATCGGGCAGCGAGAATCCGTCGGACAGGTTTTCAGGTTGAAGTGTTTCATCCACGCCCCCAAACACATACGTCGGCACACCAAATTCCTCCAACTCTTGCGGCTCAAACTCGAAATACGTCGCCAACCGCTCGCTGTCCCATTGCCCAAACTCGCCGTTTGCGATAATCGTAGCCGCGTCTGCCTTCGCTTTTTCCCAGAACACTTCCCGGTACGTGTAACGCTGTCCGTTCGGTAGTTCGATGTACCCCGCCGCCGTTGTGCCGTCTTTCTGCGGGGGGCTGAACGTTTGTAGAATTACGGGCTTGCCCTTCTTCTTTCTGAAAACCCTCAAACGCTGGTGGCCGCCGATTAGGGAAACGCATTCGGGGTTCGTATTGTAAACCACGCCGGAAAGGTCGCCGTATTCTTCGAGGTACTCTTCGAGTTTCTCAAAGCGAGCGTCCGTTATCTGTCGCGGGTTGTGCGGGTTTAGTTTTATGCCGTTGAGCGTCATTAGCCGCACTTCTTTTAGGTTAGCCAAATTTCTTGCCCTGTTTTTATTCTAAAAAGCCCTCTAACCTCTTTTGGGGCAAAATGAATTATTTTTACAAATTCGCCCGCGTTTCCTCCCTCAAGCACAGTCGCGCAATTTTCAATTCTGTCCGTTTCAAATCTTGCCAGCCTTGCGGTTTTCAGTTCCGCGTCAACAATAACCCGGTGGAACATTTGCATATTCTCACTTGCAACCACTTCAAAGTATTGCACCCCATCTTCTCTTGTTGTTATTTCCATTTTAAACGCTCGTTTAACTTTACAAAGATGCAAACTCCTCTTTTAGCAAGGCAATTTCATCTTCACACGTTTTTACAATGGTTTGAAGGCAGAGAGCCGCAAGTTCGTTTTTCTTAGTGGAACTCGACACGTTGTTCATTTGTTGCAAAAACTCCACCAAAACCTCAATAGGCTTTTGCGTCAAGCGGCGCTCGTTTGTCAATACCTCGACAATCCTTTCAGCGTCTTTGAGCCTTTGTTGAATCGCATTGGCTTTGTTTAGAGCGTAAATGTCCATTTTTATGTTGTTTGATTTTTTCGCCCGCTTTCATTGCGGCGAGTATGTGGCAAAGTGTTGGTTTCATTTCTCGCTGTTTCGCATCGCCTTTTTTTGGTCGGCCTCGCCTTTCGCGCCCGCTCGAACAGCGAACAGGACGAACAGGGCGAAAATTATGAGCGCAACAAGATAGACCATTTTTTTCGATTTTACCTGCCGATGCCTTTTGCAGCCTCAAAAAGAGCCGCGAAAAAGCAAAGAACGAGGGCGAGATATTTCATCGTATTATTTCGATAAATTCATTGTCAATGGGCGTTTTGAACACAGCGCATCCGTCTTGATACTGAACCGAAAAGCAAAATTCGTCCCCTTCAATCCAGCCTTTTATTGTCTCCCCCTTGCCGAAAAACTGCGACCGTCCGTTTTCGTTCTTCATCCATTGCGGTCGTTTCACGATTGCCGTCACCGCCCCGCTCTCAACGTCTCTGCTTGAACCGACGTGAACGAGCATCAGAAACCAGACCGCGCCCGCCAATGCGCCCGCAAAAACCGCTATCAATGTCCACGCCCATATCGGCATCAGTACAAAATTTCAATTCTCGTGTCGCTTTTCGGGATTTTGACTTTTTTCAGTCTCCCTGCTGAATCGGGCAGCCAGAACGTGAAAATCCCGTTGCGGCTCATTCTGCCGCTCCACGTTTGCCCGGCCTCGACTTTTGTGCGCCTCGTCGGGGAAAATCCTGATTTTATCAGTACGGTCGTTATCGGGAAAAAAAATTCCATGTCGAGCCTTTTTAAAAGCAGCAGCCCGCAGACCTTTTGACCGCAGACTGCCGCTCCCGCCTTCGTCACCGATTCACGTCGTGTGACGGCAACAAAGGTAGGCATATTTTTTAAAAAACAAACCCCCGCCTCTGACTTTTCAAAAGCGGGGATTTTTACGAACCTTATCTCAAGAAGAGTGTGACCTTTCTGGTTTTTTAGAGGCAAATGCCGTGCCAATTACTGGATTTCTTTTGAGGTTTTCGGCATGAGGTGAAACGTCATTCCGCGCACCTTGCCCGATGCGCTGCCGTTGCGCCGGACGTGGATGTATTCGCCGTGCGCGTTGTCGAGGCAGTACCACCCCGTTTTGTCCACGCTGAACGTTCCGGCGATTTCAAACTGCCCTTTGGCGGGCAAAACGACGGACGCGCCCATGCAGGGTTTGAAATAAATCGTTGCTTGTTCGCCGTTTTCAAAATCGGCGACCATGTGGCCGGGATGAAAAGCGATGTTCTCGGAGATGCCCTGCGGTTTTTGGGTTGCTTTTGGCGGCACTTCGTTGTTACAGGCAACGAGGGTGAGTAGCGCGAAAATCGCGCTTGCAAAGAGTTTCATAAGTCGTTGAAAAATTTGGTGAAGAAAATCGGGGGGATTTTCTTTTAGGGGCAAGGATTGTGCCTAACTGTAAATTTTCTTAGTGCGGGCTATTCGGCTTCGGCGATGTGCGTTTCAATAATCTTTCTCAATGTCTCAAGCAATCTTGCGTTTTTCTGCAAAATCGGCGTGAATTTCCCGTGCAGGTTTTCGACTTCGATTCGCAACCTGTTTCTTTCCAGTATAATTTCGTTGATATGCTTGCCCTCCAGCGTTTCCGCTTCAACCCCTTCCGTCGCGTTCACGGCGGCGATGGCGGCGCGGGCTTGCTGAAAGTGCCATGCGGTCAGCGTGATAGTAGCCCCTGTTTTTTCCCATCCGTCTAAATC